GACTGTGAACATGCTCATGCGCGGCGGCACGAAACGCGACGAAACGCGGCCGACCGATGGCGAGATCGTGTCAAGGACGGCCGGGATGCTCGGCAAACCGCTGCTGCCATGGCAACGCTACGTGGCCGACGTGGCCGGCGAGATCGACCCGGCCACCGGAACGTACTATTACGACCGTGTGGTGCTTTCCACGCCGCGCCAGTGCGGCAAGAGCACGCTGATCGACACCGAGGACACGCGCAACGCTCTGCTCGGCCCAGACCGGAAGATCTATTACCTCGCGCAGACCGGCAAGGACGCCGAGAAGCATTTCAAGGACTTCGTGCAGCAGCTCTCGAAATCCGCGCTTGCCCCGTTCGCGCTCCGGCCTCGACTCTCGAACGGCGGAATGGAACAACGTTTCCGGAACGGCAGCTTCATCTGCCCATTGGCCGTGACCAAGGTGGCCGGCCATGGCACGCAGATGGACAAGTTCACAATCGACGAGGCATTCAGCCTGGACGACGAGACCGGCAAGCTGATCCTCGACGGCATGGCCCCGACCATGAACACGAGACTGCACTTCACCGGCGTCCAGCCCCAGATCTGGATAACCTCGACCGAAGGTACCGCAGATTCCACGTTCCTCAACGGCCTGCTCGACTCCTTCCGCGCCGGAAACGTGCCCACACGAACATGCTGGTTCGATTTCGGCATCCCCGACGACGCCGACCCCGAGGACTTCCAGACGATCCTGAAATGGCATCCCGCCGCCGGACTGCTCTGGGACATCCACCAATTGCGCGACTTCCGCGAACAGTTCGCCGGCAACGAGGCCGGCTGGGCACGAGCCTTCGGCAACCGGCGCGACACCGGCGTGGCCGAACGCGTCATACCCGACCAGCTGTGGCAATCCACGTTGGCCACGCCGGTCACACCGGATCGGATCGACGGCCGACCAGTGGTGATAGCCGCCGCCGTGGACGTGGACGCCACGAACACGTCAGTCTCCGCCGCAATCGTCAACACGGACGGCACCGTGACCGTGCAATTGCTCGAAGTCCTGGACGGCACCGGCATGGCACCCGCCGAGATCACGAGAATCTGCGACACCTACCACGCTCCCCTGGTCATGGACTGCAAGGGACCAAACGCCGACCTGCACGACCGGCTCGCATCCATGACCGACGAAGCCGGCGATCCGCTTATCGACTTAATCGCCATGCAATCATCCGACTACCTCGCGGTCGGCCAGGCATTCGTCAGCGGTCTGCGGAACCGGCTGGTACGCCATGCCTGCGATACCGAGCTCGACGCAAGCGCGGCCAGCTGCGCGAGGACGTGGAGCGGCGACGCATGGCGCGTCACACGGCGTGGCAGCACCGGGCTGACCTCGCCGATCGAATCATGCATGTTGGCGGCGTGGGGAGCGCATCACCTGCCATCTGACGGCACGTTGCAAATCTTCTGACGTGTCACCGTCTGTCACCGTTTGTCACCGTTTGTCACTGAATGTCACCGTTTTTTTGGCCATGACGCGCCGGCGCGCATAATCTCGGCGTCATGAATTTTTGGGAACGAATGAGGCTCGCAGGCCGCGTGCTCACGCGCGGCGCGGACGGCACGGACATGCCGGACGGCATCAAGCCGCCGAAACGGGGGCCGGCCACCGAACCGTTGCAACTTTCAACCGTGTTCCGTGGCGTGCAGGTGCTTCAGACCGCCATCACCGGCCTGCCGATCGTGGAACAGCGCGGCGGCCGTGACCTGCCGGACGTGAGCCCCATGGTGTTGCAGCCGGACGTGTCCCGTTCACGCCGTGATTTCATCGCCGACATCGTGGCCTCTCTCGTGCTCGACGGCAACGCCTTCACGCGCATCGTGCGCGATTGGAAAGGCGAGATCGTCACCTGCGAGATGCTGCCGCCGCAATACGTGACCGTCACCGACGAAAGCGACGACCCGGCACGCCCCGACCTGCGGTTCTCCTATCTCGGCCATGCCTACACCGCCGATGACGTCGTGCACAGCAAATTCCTCAACGTGCCCGGCCGACTGCGCGGACTCGGCCCCATCTCGGCGGCACGCGAGGAGATCGAGGCCGCGCAGCTCGCCCGCGACTACAAGGCGAAGTTCTTCACGGACAGCTCGAACCTCAAGGGCTATCTGCGCACCACCGAGAACGTCACGAAGGAAACCGCGCAGCAGGCGAAGGACGCATGGAAGAGCGACGGCACAGCCGGAGACATCAAGGTGGTCGGCAAAGCCCTGGAATATGTGCCACTCGACATGAAACCCGCCGACCTGCAATTCCTGGAGACGCAGAAGTTCGACACCACGCAGATCGCCCGCCTGCTCGGTATCCCGGCAAGCATCATGCTCGCCGCCGTCGATGGCTCGAACCTCACCTACAGCAACATCGAACAGTCGTGGATAGAGTTCGCCGACTACACGCTGGCCGCCTACACCGGCGAGATCGAGGAAATCTTCAACCGTCTGCTGCCACGCGGCCGGACCGCGAAATTCGACTGGGACAGCTCGCAGCGCGCGAACATGAGCGACCGCTACACAGCCTACAAGACAGCCATCGAGGCCGGTTTCCTCACCGTCGATGACGTGAGACGCAAGGAAGGACTGCCGGAACTCACGAAAGGAGAAGACCAATGAACATCGAGAAACGCGAAATCGCATGGAAGGGCCTGACGCTCCGCTCGGCCGATGACTCCGGCACCTCGACCGTGGAAGGCGTCGCCGTGCCGTTCGGCGACATCATCGACACATGGGACGGAGCCGAGACCTTCGACCGAGAATGCGAGTTCCAGGGACTCGACGAGGCGAAACTGTGCTTCGAGCACGGCGAGACCATCGGCCGCATCACCAAAGCGGAAAGCACGGACGACGGACTGCACATCACCGCGCGGATCAGCGACACGGCACGCGGCCGCGACGCCATGACCCTGATCCGTGACGGCGTGCTCGACAGCTTCTCGGTCGGTTTCATTCCGATCGAATCGCAGAAGGACCGCGACGGCATCACCCACCGCCGCAAGGTCCGTCTGCTTGAGACCAGCATCGTGAGCTGGCCGGCCTACCAGAACGCGAAAATGACCAAATCAGCGGCACCAGCCGTGGAACACAGGAAGGAAACCATGGAGAACAACAACGAACTGATGGACCTGATACAGTCCATGCAGGAGGAACAGCGCGGCATCAAGGCCGAGATCAGCAAGATGGGCGCGAAACCGGCGCCGGCTGCCATCGGCGCGGCGTACCGGAGCCACGGCGAATACATGCAGGCCCTCGCGCGAGGCGACGAACAGGCCATGACCGTGATGAAGGAATGCCGCGAACTGATTTCCACCAAGGACACCGGCAACACCGCCACCTGGATCGCCGATGATCTCAAACTGATCGAGGACCGCCGCAAGGTCTCCCAGCTCCTGACCCATGACACGCTCCCGGCGACCGGCATGAGCATGGAATACCATGTCGTGACCTCCGACGCCACCGCCGTCGGCAAACAGGAGACGGAAGGCTCAGAGCTTTCCTTCGGAAAAGTCGCCTTCGGCACCAAGACAGCCGACATCAACACCTACGGCGGCTACACCACCCTATCCCGCCAGACCATCGAACGGTCAACCACTCCGATGCTCAACACCGCGCTCACCGCGTTGCAGAACGCTTACGCGAAGGCCACCGAGAAGGCCGTGCGCGACCATCTGTATGCGGAGATCAAGGCTCAGCGCGACGCATCCTCTGACGCCAACAAGATCGACGCGCCACAGTTGGCCAACATGACCATCGACGATTGGGTGTCACTCATCATCGACGCGTCCGAACTGGCCGACGACCGCAACGTGTCGCTGACACGCCTCGCGGTCTCCAAGGACGTGCTCAAGGCACTGGTGAAACTCAAGGACACCGGTGACCGGTTCTTCAACCTCAGCGGCGACGGGTCGGACACCATCGGCGGCTTCGACCTGACCGGCGTGGCCGGCACGTTCATGCGCGTCCCGGTCGTGCTGTTGCCGAACGCCGATGCCGGATTGGCCAGTTTCATCGATCCCGCCGCAGTGACCGTGTGGGAGTCCGGCGGCCCGGCGCAGTTGACCGACGGGAACGTGACCGGCCTGACCAACAGCTACAGCGTCTACGGGTATATGGCGGTGGCCACGACCCATGCGGACGGCCTGATTCCGGTGAAGTTCGCCACGGCATGATGATCGCTGACAACATCCTGCTGCAACGGCTCCGCGACGAGGTTGGAGTGCCGGCCGGAGAGGACGAACGGCTCACGGTCAAACTCGCGGCGGCGCGCCGATACGTCGCGCACGCGGTCGGCACCGCCACCGTCGATGACGATCTGCTGGCCGATTGTATCGTCTCCTGCGCGGCGGACCTGTTCAACATGCGTGACGCGCGCCTGGGCGTGATGGACGTGGGCGATTCGACCGTGGAACCATTCAGAATCTCCACCGACCCGCTCCGCTCAGTCTGGCCGAAACTCCGCGCCGCCGGCGTGCTGACCGGGGGAATGGTGATCGCATGAACATCCAGGAACAACGCGCCGCCCTCATGGACACGCTCGCCGACATGCTCGACGGGCTCGTGAGCAGCATCAGCATCGACGCCCAACTGGTACGCCCCGCCGCCGGCAAGGTGGCCGTGTTCATCGAACCTCCGACCGTGGAATGGCCGTCATGGGGCCCGCCGGAACCGGTCTGGACGTTGGACGTCATCGCCGGCACGCCGGCCACGCAGCCATCCGCAGTCGATGACATCCTCACGGCGCTCGACCGTCTCGCCGAACGTGGCCTGAACCTCCGGAAGGCCACGCCAGCAACATGGAACCTCGCAGGAGCCGGCACGCTAGCGGCATACCAGGTCACGTTGAACGCCCTGGAAACCGAATAAGACAAGGAAAGGACAACAATCATGGCTGGAAAGATCCGCACGCTCGGACCAGGCATCTTCAAAATCACCGACACCGCAAACGGCAGGGACTTCAGCGCCGACCTGACCAAGGCGCAGCTGAACCCGTCGAACAGCAGCGATGACCCGACGACATTCTTGGACGGTTCCGAGGAGACGAACACCACGACCACGTGGACGTTCGAGGGCACCGTGGGCGACGACTTCAGCGAGGACGGTCTGGCCGTCTGGCTCTTCGACCACAAGGGCGAGACGCTGCCGGCCCAGTTCGTGCCGAACACGAACGGCAAGATCCAGTGGACCTTCAATGTCACCATCGCGCCGATCGCCATCGGCGGCGACGTCAAATCGAAGAATACGAACGATCTGAGCTTCGCCGTCACGAACGTCGCCCACACGGCCTACTCGGGTAAGTGATGGCCGGCAAGGCATTGATGGTCGTCGGCCAGAAACGCTTCGTGCAGACGATGCGCAAGGCCGGCGCGGACATGGACGACCTGAAGGAAGTGAACCGCGAGGCCGCGCAGATCGCACTGCCCGCCGTCCGCGACCTCGCCCCACGAGGCAAAACCGGCCGGCTGGCCGGCAGCCTGCGTGTCGGAGCGACGAAACGCGCCGGCGTCATCCGCGCCGGCCGCAAGGCCGTGCCCTACGCGGGCCCAATCAATTACGGCTGGCCGAAACGGCACATCCGGCCACGGCTCTTCGTCAACAACGGTGTCGCCTCCACCGAGAGCCAATGGCAAAAGGTCTACAAGGACTTCATCGACAAGACACTGAAGCAAGTGAAAGGAAAATAATGGCAACCACGAGAATCACCTACACGGACGGGACCAGCGAGACCGTGCCGATCACGATGCGCGCGACATGCAAGGCCGAGGCGCACGCCATCGACGCGGGCTGGGGGCCAATCACCCAGTCACCAGTCCGTTCCGGCGCGTACGCGGCCTACGCGGCCCTGCGCATGGCCGGCCGCACCATGCCTGATTTCGAGCATTGGCTGGACACCGTGGCGTCCTTCGACCTTGCGGCACCGAAGGAGGAGCCGGAAGAGGGAAACCCTACGGCGGACTAGCCGCGTGGCCCCAAGACTCACTCGGCCGTCTCTCGTTCCTCCTGGCAAGCCGTTTCGGCGGCACGCCATGGCAATGGAGGAACGAGGCCGACGACAGGGATTGGGGCACCGGACTGGCCGAACTGCTCAAGGAAGCCGAATCACGGAAGGAGTGAACCATGGCGCACAGCGCGATCATGAGCGTGCGCATCACCGGCAACGCCGATGATGCCGTCAAGGCGTTCGAGAAGACCACCACGAAGGCGGCCGCTTTCGGCAGCGCCATCGGCGGATTGGCCGTCAAGGGCGTGACCGCGCTGTGGGACACGGTCAAGGGCTTCGCCGGCGACGTGGTGAACATGTCGGACAGCACCGACAAGTTCATGAACACCATGAGCTTCGCCGGCATCGACACCAAAGCCGTGCAGGCAGCAGCGAAGGAAACACGCAAATACGCCGACGCCACCGTGTACGGCCTCGATGACATCCAGAACACCACATCCCAGCTCGCGGCAAACGGCATCGGCAACTACATGGAACTGACCGAAGCGGCCGGCAACCTCAACGCGGTGGCCGGAGGCAACGCCGACAGTTTCAAGAGCGTGGCCATGGTCCTCACCCAGACCGCCGGCGCGGGAAAATTGACCACGGAGAACTGGAACCAGCTTGCCGACGCCATTCCGGGTGCGTCCGGCAAACTCCAAGAGGCGCTGCTGAAGAACGGGGCCTTCACCGGCAATTTCAGGGATGCCATGGCCAAGGGCGAGATCACCGCAGACGAGTTCAACAAGGCGCTCATGGACCTCGGCATGACCGACGTGGCGAAACAGGCCGCGACATCGACCAGCACCATCGAGGGAGCCATGGGAAACCTCGAAGCAGCCGTCACCGGCGGCCTGACCGACGCGTTCAACCTCTTCAAACCGGCCGTCACAGGCGGCATCAACGCGGCCGCGACGGCAGTCACCAACCTCGCGCAGACCGGCACGCAGGGATTGCAGACGTTCTTCACACAGGTCAAGGACACCGGGGCGTTCACCGCCTTGCAGACGGCCGCGCAGTCGGTCGGCGGCGGACTGCAATCACTGTGGACCGGCATCATGGCCGTCGTGAACGCGATGACCGGAGGACAGCCGGCCGGAACCTCATTCGGCAATGTGCTCAACGCCGTCGCCACGGCCGCGCAGACGGTCGGCGGCTGGCTGAAGACCGCCGGCGACTGGATCAGTCGAAACACGGATCTAGTGACGCCACTCGTGGCCGCCGTCGGCGGAGCCGTGGCAGCCGTCACCGCCGTCACCACCGCCATGCGGATTGCCGCCGTCGCTCAGGCACTGCTCAACGCCGTCATGTGCGCGAACCCCATCATGGTCGTCATCACCCTCATCGCAGCGCTCGTGGCCGGACTCACCTACTTCTTCACCTGCACCAACACCGGCAAGGCCATCTGGTCGAGCTTCACCAATTTCATCGCCGGATGCGTCTCGGGCATCCTCGGATGGTTCAGCGGCCTCGGCAGCTCCATCGGCGGGGCCTTCAACAACGCCGCGAACAGCGCGAAAAACACTTGGAACGCCGTCGTCTCATGGTTCCGTGGCATCCCGGGCACAATCGGCGGCTTCTTCTCCGGAGCCGGCACACTGCTCTACAACGCCGGCGCAAGCATCATCAGCGGATTCCTCAACGGCCTCAAATCGATGTGGAGCAACGTGACCGGCTGGATCAGCGGCATCGGCGACTGGATCAAGGCCCACAAGGGCCCGATCAGCTACGACCGTCGCCTGCTCATCCCCGCCGGCCAGGCCATCATGACCGGTTTCGCCCAGGGCCTCAACAACGGATTCGACAGCAACGTCGAAACCGCTATCAGCCGCGCCAACCGCAGACTCGCAGCCATGCCACTCAACCTCTCCGCCCAAGGCAACACGGCCACACCAGTGGTCAACACCTGGAACGTGGAGATCAACGGCGAGGTCATCGACAAGGACGGCACCGCCAAGGCCATCAAACGGCTCCTGGCCGACTACGACGCAAGGAGGTCATGATGCAGCAGTGCTTCATGTTCATCGACACCGGCAACGGCTGGACACCGGTGAACGACTCCGCCAAGGACATCGCAGCCCTCGACTCGTTCGTCATCGACTGGGGAAGCGACAGCATCGACGAACAACCCGAACCGGCCGTCATGTCATTCACCCTCCGCGACCGCACCGGACGGCTCGCAGGCCAGGCATTGACATTAGCCGGCATGAAAGTGGTCGTTCAATTCTCCAACCAGCCTCGATGGATGGACCTGACGCCAGCGATGGGCGTCTGGCGCGATCTGCGCATCCCAATCGACTCGCTCCACAAGACGTATTCGCCAGACTCGCCAGACTCGCCAGACTCGCCATCCGAAACAATGTTCGCCGGCAGCGTGTCCACCGGCGGCAGCGTCGAACCGGCTAGCGACGGCGGGTGGCTGCTCAAACTCTCCGCCACATCGAGGATGGCCATATGGAAACGCCTGCAATCCCAAGGACCGACAGACACGGCCGCGAAATGGAACGGCGCGCACTGGATAGGCACGCCATCCGCACGCCTCAAGGAGATGAACCGCAGGGCCTCGGCGCAGGGAGCGCCGGAAGCCCAACTCGACGGGCTCGCCCTGCCGTCAAGCGTCGCACCATACACGCCATCCGACCACCCATCGCAGCTCGACCTGCTGCACCGGCTCACCGTCGGGCCACGACTCCCGCAATGGCACGAAGTCTACGACGGCGCGGCATCCACCATCAGGCCGCTGTTCCTCGCCGACCCAATCGCCGTGCATCTGTCAACCGATGGCCGACTCAACGTCCTCACCGACGGAGAGACACGATACGCACTCTCGGCGGCCGACATCGAGGCATCGACGGATCTGAGCATCACCGAACCTTTGACACAGGTCGTCATCAACGCGAAACGCGTCAAATCGGACAATGGCAAGCTCTCTTTCGACGACGTGGAGATCACGATGGGAGACCAGGACCGTCTGCCACCACAATTGACCGTCATGCAGAAGAGCCTCACCGTCGATTCCGATATGCTCGCCGTGGACGACTCGGGCGGCGTATGGAACAGCGGCGGCACCTCGAACGTCAGCGCCACGGACCGCGCCAACATCGCGCAATGGCTCGAATCGCACGACCTTCGCATGGTCTCGGAGACAGTGACGTTCAACAGCACGCGAATCGACCCGGCACGACTTCCATGGCTGTACAAGGCAAGCCCGTCCGGCCCATTCATCATCGTCGAGGCCAAGGCGTCGGCCCTGACCGGCTCAGACGGCCGGCCGGCCTTCACCGGCCCCATCACGACCATCGGCGGGACGCTCTCATACCGATGGCGCGCGGGCAAGCCCACCATCACCCAGGAAGCGACGCTGGCCGCGCTCCGGCCGCTGCTGACGAACCGCATCACATGGGCCGACCTGCCATCCACCCTCAGCTGGCAGCAGCTCGACCTGCACATCTGCGATCTCTCGATGATCCAGATCATCGACACTTCTTCATCCACCGCCGAAAAGGAAGGAACACAATGACAGCAACAACACCCATCTACGGGCTCTCATATCCCGAAGGCTCCGACCTCGTATCAACCGCGCCGGACTCATTCAGGAGCATGGCCGACACGTTCGAGAAGGCGCTTGACCAAGTGGACCGGAGGACCACGCCGGAAGGCGTCAAACCGGCCGTCGCCACCACCCTCGAAGCCCTTCGGCAGATCACCGGCGTCATCGGCCAAACAGGTTTCGTCACCGGCGGCAACGACGACAACGGCCCATATGTGTGGGACGGAACGCAATGGGGCAAGACCCGAACCGCCGACATGCCATGGAACGGCACTTGGAGACTCAATTCGCAGATTTACACCGGACGCAAATGGGTGGACGGCCGCCGCATCTACATGCAGGTCCGAGAATACAAGAACCTGACCAACAACTCGCGCACCCCACCGGGCTTCGTCCTCTACAACCTACTGGACTACCGCGTCATCACCCAAGGCAACGGCGGCGCGCTCCAACCGTACCTCGCCACCGACACCTACTGGCATTCAGAAGTCACGGTCACACCATCCGAGATCATCGTACGCAAAGGCGCATCGAACACGAGCGCGCTCAACGTCTGGATCGTCTACGTCTACACGAGGCCCGACCTGTGACGGATCTCATCATCGCCCTCGTTGGCGCTATCGGCGCGGTCGTCGGCGCACTGGTCTCCACCCTCTCGGCCGCCGCGAAGAACAAGATGGAAGCCTACAGGCTCGCACAGAAGATGCAGGCCGACAACCAACGCCTATGGCAATGGAACAGGCAACTCATCGACCACATCTACCGCCGCGCCCCACCACCACCGCCGGAACCACCTGAAGACCTTTTCAACGACTAGAGGGGAGCCACATGAACGACATCATCTGGAAAGGAAGCCCGAACCACTACGTGGGACGCAACGGCTACGGCGTCACCCACATCACTTTGCACATCATGGTCGGATACCTAGCCGGCACCGATTCCACGTTCGCCAGCCAGTCGGGCCGCGCCTCGGCCCACTACGGCATTGGCGCGACCGGAGAGATCCACCAATACGTGTCGGAGCTCGACGGCAGTTATTCCGACGCGAACTACACGTCTAACAATTCGACCATCAGCATCGAGCACGAAGGAGGAATGTCCAACGGCGCGGTCTGCACCCAGGCGTGCATCGACGCAAGCGCGCGCCTCTGCGCCGACATCGCGCGCAGGTACGGGTGGACGAAACTGTGGCACGACGGGCTGAAAGGCAACGTATGGCTGCACCGGGAGATCCCAGGCACAGACCACCTCGCCTGTCCCGACCTCGTGCCCAACGGCCTGCCATACAAGCAGGTCATCGACCAAGCAAACCGAATACTCGAAGGAGGCTCCATGTCAAACGCAGGAGACGAAGTATGGAACTGGGCCTACAAGCCCAACGGGAAGAACGCCACACCGGGCGGCAACATGTACAACCTGCTCAACTACGAACTGCCCAAACGCATCAGCGACAGCATCATGCAATACAGCTACAAGGGATCGGCACCGGGCGGCAACATCTACAACACCATCTGCTTCGAGATCCCCGGAATGCTGAAGCATCTCACCAAGACCATCGAGACGCAGCAGCGGCAGATCAGCGAATTGTCCGAAAAAATCAGCAAGCTGGAAGGGACCACGAAATGACCGACACGACGGAAAACCGACTACCGACGGCAAGCACAACGGAAGTAACCGTGATGCCGGTCTCCGCGCAGATACAGGCCGCCACCGATGACGACGCCGAGACCACGACGCCGAGAATCGACGGCGGCACAATATCCAGATTCCTCGTGTTGCTCCTTGCGCTTATCAACCAGGCACTGACCATGTTCGGTCATCCGGTGCTCAACATCGATGACACGACCATCACGCAGCTCGTGAGCCTCGCATGGACAGCCGGCAGCGCCATCTGGTGCTACTGGAAGGACAACGACGTGACGAAGGCGGCTCGCACCAAGAAAGCACGGCTCTCGGCACGCCACGCGGCCTAAATAAGACGGACGGCCGCCGTTGCCTCTCGTAGACGGCCGTCCGGCATCGCAACGTAATGCTCCGTGGTCTCTACCGATTCATGGCCGAGCAGTTCCGCGACCACGAACAGGTCGTGTGTGGCGGCGTAGGCCGTGGTAGCGAACCGGTGGCGTAACGTGTGCGCGGCGTACCCGGCCGGCAGCAGATGACTGATGTGGTCCCCGATATAGGACTCTTCCACATGGCCGCCGAACCGGCCGGGAAACAGGTATCCGTTCGCGTCCATGACGATGGCGGCCAGATCGTCCGGCAACGGCACGATACGTTGTTTATCGCCTTTGCCACGCACGATAAGCGAATGGCCGGCACTGTCGGCCACCACGTCATCGCTATGGACACGGGCAATCTCTCCGCGCCGCAGTCCGCACTCCGCGCCAAGCCGGATCATGAGCTTTTCAGACTCCGTGGCCTTCTCCAGCGCGGCCTTGATGTACCGGTCTGGGCATGGTCTGGGATGCGCGTGCGGCTTCTTCACCCTCGGCACGTCCTGGCTCGGATCGTCCGCACGGTGGCCGCTTTTGCGCAGCCACCGGAAGAACGACGAGATGGTATTGCGGTACGCCTTGCGCGTTTCCGGTTTCCATTGGCGTTCCGCGAAGACGATGATGAGCTGCTCCGTGGTCACGTCTTTGGGGCCTGATGGCATGAGCAGTGTCGCTAGATGGACCATCTTGTATCGTCGGCTTTTGATTGTCTGTGCTGATAGGCCGGCCGCCTTGAGGGTGTCAGTCCACCCGTTGATGCTTTTGCGCCATGGGACCGGTGCGCTGATCTTGTTTCTCATGATTCATCATGCACCCCTAGCTTTAAGCGGTTAAAATGAGCTCGGATAAGCTCAGAAGCCCCATGGATTTGAACCTTGGACCTCTGGTATCCCCAGAGG